ACAGTCACAGTTCAAGGAACAGTAGGTATTGGAACCACAGGGCAAGTATCACTCAATCTCAATAGTGCTCCTGTAAGTTCTACTAATCCACTTCCAGTAGTAAGCACCGCATCCACAACAGCACAATTCGTTCAGTTTATTGATAAAACAAACACTCAACTGGATAGTGCAAATCGTTTAAGAGTTGCAACTTCTGGGCAACAGATTTATTATGTTCCAACAATAGATAAAGATGGAGATTACAAATATATCGAAAGTTTTGTAGGAACTGGATGCACAAGTGCCTTTGAGCAAAATATAGCAAGTATTCGTTATACTTCTGGGATTTCTACGAATGGATATTATACCAGAGGAAGTCGTCGTAGATATAAGATGCGTCCTGGAATATCAAATCAGTGGTATGGTATAATCAATTGGAACGGAAGACAACAAAACTGCACCAAACGCAGAGGATTATTTACAGCATTTAATGGAGTGTTCTATGAAGTTACTGATGACTTATATGTAGTTGTTCGTCGTAGATTACTGGATGGAACACTTGTAGAAGATAGAGTTAAAAGAACTTCTTTCAGTAATGATACCTTAAATGGAACTGGTCCTTCTGGGTATAATTTTGAGACAGTTGGTATTGCTACAATTACCTCATTAGTTGGTGGTATTTCCACAGTTGTAGTCAATTCAACTTCTGGTGAAACTTATTATAATCAAACTTATGGTGTTTCAAATGGAACTTTGCCTATGAATGTGGGGCAAAGAGCAATCATTACTGGTATTGCAGATACATCATATAATGGTGCTTATATGATACAATCTATTGGTGCTGGAAATACAACCGTTACTTTATCTTATAACATTAAACCAACAGGTTCTACTACCATTACAAATGGAAAGTTATATCACGATTCATTTTTAAATGTTCATACATTTTGGTTTGATTTTAATGGAGACAGAACTTGTAGATTGAGATTTGGTATTGAAACCACAGAGGGAACTTCGGTTTTACATATTATAAACTACGGAGATACATTAGGTTCTCATTTTAGTAATGCTCCAAGTATTATGGATAGAACCGAAATCTTCAATACTGGTATTACTTCTTATGCTCCAAGTATGTTGGCATCTGGCACGACATTCAATATTGAGGCAGAAGCAGAACTCAATCCTTATTTTGGAACTGCCGTTCAAACTACTGCTACAACTTATACTCACGGTAATGGACAAACTCTTCCAATTCTTGGAATTGCTATTCGTTCAGGAGAACCTTATCAAAGAGCAGATGTTCAAATTCAAAATATTAATGTAATGGATGCTTCTGCCGCAGCAGGTGGAGTTGGAAACAATTATCCTGGTAGTTATTTTTATCAACTAACTCTCAATCCAACAATTGGGGGAACTGGTATTGCTTCCACATCTTTGGTCGGAAAGGCAACAGAACAATTTACCTATACAACAGGAAGCACCATTTCTGGTGGTATTCCTTTGGTGTCTGGTTTTTTTAGTGGGCAATCTTCGGTAGATGTATCCACATCACTTAACTTTTTGAATATGGGTTCTAATCTAACTTATACTGCTACTGATGTTGTTGTTTTGAGTGTAAAAGAGATTACTGGTGGAAGTACCGATGGGAAAATTGTTGCTTCACTGGATTATATTGAGAACTTGTAAGAATTATGTCGGATAACATATACCTGGGCAACCCAAATTTGAAGAGGGCAAATACCCAAATTGAGTTTACGGAAGAACAAATCTATGAGTTCTTAAAGTGTAAGGAAGACCCCGTATATTTTGCACGGAATTATATTAAGATTGTTACTCTTGACCACGGACTACAGCCTTTTAGAATGTATCCGTTCCAAGAGAAGTTAATTAGTAATTTCCACGAGCACAGATTTAATATTTGTAAGATGCCTCGTCAGACAGGTAAATCAACTACCTGTGTATCTTATCTTCTTCATTATGCCGTCTTCAATGATAATGTAAATATTGCCATTCTGGCAAACAAGGCATCTACGGCACGAGACCTTTTGGGAAGATTGCAACTTGCTTATGAGAATCTGCCGAAGTGGATGCAGCAGGGTATTCTATCGTGGAACAAAGGTTCATTAGAATTAGAAAATGGGTCAAAAATTTCTGCAAACTCCACATCATCATCTGCCGTTCGTGGTGGTTCATACAACATCATCTTCTTGGACGAATTTGCATTCATTCCAAATCATATTGCCGATGACTTCTTTGCATCGGTTTATCCTACAATTTCTTCTGGTCAGAGCACAAAGGTCATTATAGTTTCTACCCCACGTGGTATGAATCACTTCTACCGTATGTGGCACGACTCTGAGAAGGGTAAGAACGCATATGTGGCTACAGATGTCCATTGGTCAGAAGTACCCGGTAGGGACGAAGAATGGAAGAAGCAAACGATTGCGAACACCAGTGAACAGCAGTTTAAGGTTGAGTTTGAGTGTCTAAGTGGAGAAACTAAAATAGAAATAATTGATGACAAAGGTAACACTCATAATATTTCTATGGAAGAACTCTATCAACGAATGTGAGTTTTTTGGATTATAAATAATAATAAAAATGTATTATATCTACTTACTTAAAGATTTGGACGATAATATTAAATATGTTGGTCAGACTCAGGATCCTAACACCAGAAGAAGGGACCATAAAAATAGCAAACCTCAACATATTTTTGAGATTGTAGAAGAAACCAATATTGCTGAAGATGCAAAAAATTTGGAAATTAATTATATAAAACAATTTGATACCTATAAAAATGGATGGAATAAATCCACAGGAGGAGAAGGTTTTGATAATTACGATAGAACTGGAATAGGTGGTGTAGATAAAGGGAACATCCCCTGGAATAAAGGTGTGAAAAATTGCTTCTCGGAAGAAACAATCTCAAAAATGAAGCAAGTTAGGAAAGGTAGAGTTTTTAGTAGAAAACTTACCGATGACCAAGTAAAGGAGATACGCATTTTATTTGATACAAAACCAGATTTACCATCGGTAGGATTGATTATGAAAAATGGAAAAAAAATGTCATACATCCAAGCATTTTGTAAAGAATATGCCAATAAGTATAATTTAACATCACAAGGACTTAAAAGAATAGTTTTAAAGGAGTGTTGGAAAAATGTTTAAACTTAATAAAGATTTATTAGTAAAAACCCCCACTGGGTTTAAATCTTTCTCAGGTATTCAGAAAGTTTATAAACCATTTTATCATTGGATAATTTTTGAGGATGGAACGGAAATAAAATGCTCCGAAAATCATTCGTTTGGGTCCGAAAAAATTAAAGCATCCACAATCAAAGTGGATGATGTCCTACAAGGAAAAAAAATTGTATATAATGAAATAGTAGAAGAAGGAATATATCTTTACGATTTATTGGATGTTGGTGAAGATAATTTATACTATTCAAATAATATAGTATCTCATAACTGCGAATTCTTAGGTTCCGTAAATACCCTCATAAGTCCGGCAAAACTCAGAAATCTCGTATACGAAGACCCAATTAAGAAAAATGCCGGATTGGATGTTTATGAGGAAGCAAAGGAAGAGAATAACTATCTAATCACAGTTGATGTGGCAAGAGGAATTGGTAATGATTACTCGGCATTTATTGTTTATGACATTACAAACTTTCCATATAAGGTTGTGGCAAAATATAGGAATAATGAAATCAAACCAATGATGTTCCCAAGTGTCATTCATCAAGTGGCAAAGGGATATAATGATGCCTGGTTACTGGTAGAGGTTAATGATATTGGTGACCAGGTTGCAAGTATTCTACAATACGACCTTGAGTATGATAATGTTCTGATGTGTGCAATGAGAGGTCGTGCCGGGCAGATTGTGGGTTCTGGTTTCTCTGGTAAGAAGTCACAACTTGGAGTCAGAACAACTGCCGCAGTTAAAAAATTAGGATGCTCCAATCTAAAGACATTATTGGAGGATGATAAATTACTTGTATGTGATTACGATATTATCTCAGAACTGACAACATTTGCTCAAAGAGGAAATTCATTTGAGGCAGAGGAAGGTTGTAATGATGACCTAGCAATGTGTCTCGTTATTTTCTCTTGGTTGGTGGCACAGGACTACTTTAAGGAAATGACGGATAATGATGTCCGTAAAAGAATTTATGAGGAGCAAAAGAATCAGATTGACCAAGATATGGCTCCATTTGGATTTATCTCTGATGGCATTGATGAAATGACAAGTTTTGTGGATGAGACAGGTGATAGATGGTACACTGATGAATATGGTGATCGTTCTTATATGTGGGACTATATGTAATAGTAGCAATTTATAAATACTTGTAGAATAAATTTGGATTGCGAGGGACTTAAGATGCCGCTAAATTTAGCATCTCCTGGAATTGTAGTAAGGGAAGTCGATTTAACAGTTGGTAGAGTTAATACGGTCTCGGATAGTGTTGCTGCTCTGGTAGCACCTTTCGCAAAAGGACCTGTTGAGTCTCCTGCTGTTATTGAAAACGAAAATGACCTTCTAAACACTTTCGGACAACCATATTCAATCGATAAGCACTACGAACATTGGATGGTTGCTTCATCATACTTGTCGTATGGTGGAACAATGTTGATTTCAAGAGCAGATGATGCAGGACTCAAGAATGCTTTTGTCGGAACTGCTTCAAGTATCAAAATTAAAAGTGATTTGCATTATGCTCAACTTGGATATGATGAAAATACTATCACCAACGTAACAGTTGCTGCTAAAAACCCAGGTTCTTGGGCAAATGACATCAAAGTTGCAATCATTGATGCAAAAGCAGACCAAATTTTAGGAATTACAACTACAAACTTAGTAGTAGGATATGGAGTTACTCAGGCAGTTCCTTCCGGTACTATTTTAGCAGGAACAGGAACAACTAGTGTTCTAACTGGATACTTTAAAGGTATTATTACCGAAATTGGTGTTGGAAAAGTTTCAACAAAAATTTTGAGTCACGTTTCTGCAGGTGCAGGAAATACTGAGACTGCAGTAGATTACCAACCAGGTGGAGTTTATAAATTTAACACTACAGGTAATGTTGGATATTCTTCTGCTACAGGATATGTTGGATATGCAGCAACCCCCTCTACGGCAGCAGATTGGTTTGACCAGCAATCGATTGTCCTTTCAAATGGATCAATTGCTTGGAATACAATTGCAGATAGACCATCAACATCAGCATATGCAGATTCAAGAAGTTCTAGATTTGATGAACTTCATATAGTTATTATTGATGATAAGGGAACAATTACTGGCAATGCCGGAACAATTCTTGAGAAGCACCTTTCACTTTCTAAGGCAAAGGATGCATCCTACTCCGTAGGAAGTCCTTCTTATTGGAGAAAGTATCTCCAAACAAATTCTTCTTATATTTACGGAGGATCTGCACCAGCAGGAATTACTACAACAGGATTTGGAACTTCATTTACACTAGCAACAGATGTTGGTTGGGATCAAAACGCACAAGGTATTATTTTTGCTGCAGCAGGTGCTTCAACCAATACTCTTGCAGGTGGTAAAAACTACAATGGAAGCAGTAATTTAACAACTGCTAATTCACTATATTCAGGACTTGATGATATTATCAGTGGTTATACATTATTTGAAAACACTGAAAACTACGAAACTAGTTTCATCTTAATGGGTTCTGCAAATTATGCTAAAGAAGATGCCCAGGCACTTGCTAATAAGTGTATTCAAGTTGCCGAAACAAGACAAGATTCTGTCGCATTTATTTCCCCATATAGAGGAGCATTCCTGAGTGATCCTACTTCTGGAACTGTTACTGTAAATAATGATGACACAATCACGGATAATGTAATATCTTTCTATTCTCCAGTTACATCAACAACTTATGGAGTATTTGATAGTGGTTATAAGTACATGTATGATAGATTTAATGATACTTTCCGTTATGTTCCGTTAAATGGTGATATTGCAGGAACCTGTGCAAGGAATGATATCAATCAGTTCCCATGGTTCTCACCTGCTGGTACTTCAAGAGGTACTATCTTGAATGCTGTAAAATTAGCATACAATCCTGGCAAAGTACAAAGAGACAAACTGTATTCGAATAGAATCAACCCAGTTATCTTCTCACCAGGTGCAGGAATCATCTTGTTTGGTGATAAGACTGGATACGGCAAGGCGTCAGCATTTGATAGAATTAACGTTCGTCGTCTCTTCATCTATCTTGAAGAAGCTATCTCTGCTGCTGCTAAGGATCAACTCTTTGAATTCAACGATGAAATTACAAGAACAAACTTTGTAAATATTGTTGAACCATTCCTCCGTGATGTTCAATCTAAGAGAGGAGTTTATGATTATGTTGTTGTTTGCGACGAAACAAACAATACTGCTGCTGTAATTGATAGCAACGAATTTGTTGCTGACATTTATATCAAACCAGCACGTTCTATCAATTTCATCGGTCTTACCTTCATTGCCACCAGAACTGGTGTTTCCTTTGAAGAAGTAATCGGAAACGTTTAATTAACTTAGAGGTTTAAAACTATGGCAACCCGTCAACAACTAAATCCACCCCCTTTAAGGAAGATTACTGACTTCAAAAGTAAGCTGACTGGTGGTGGTGCAAGACCCAACCTCTTTGAGGTTGTTCTTTCATTCCCAGATGCTGCTGCACCAGATGCAACAGTTTTAGATAAGGCAAGATTCTTGGTCAAGGCTGCGAATCTCCCTGCATCAAACGTTGCTGCGATTGATGTTCCTTTCAGAGGAAGAACTCTCAAAGTTGCTGGAGACAGAACTTTTGATAGTTGGACTATCACTGTTATGAACGATACTGATTTCTCAATCCGTTCTGCCTTTGAGAACTGGATGAATACAATCAACAGAGTATCTGATAATACTGGTCTCACTAACACTGCAGACTATCAGGCAGATGCATTTGTTTATCAATTAGACCGTGATGGTTCTACTTTGAGAGCATATCAATTCTATGATGTATTCCCAACCCAAGTTTCTGCGATTGAACTGTCATATGATAGTGGTGGAGACATTGAAAACTTCACCGTAGAACTACAAGTTCTCTGGTGGGAAGCATTTAGAGGCAATTCACCTCAAGCAGGTGGTGAAGACATCAACTAAATAGTTAAATAACAGACTAACTTTAATTATAATATGGCAAGACTTTTTGGTTTTTCAATTGAAGATACAGAAAAAAAATCTGCCTCTGTAATATCCCCCGTTCCTCCTAATAATGAGGACGGGGTTGATAATTATATTGCTAGTGGATTTTATGGTCAATATGTAGATATTGAAGGTGTCTATAGAACAGAGCACGATTTAATCAAAAGATATCGTGAAATGGCAATCCATCCAGAGTGTGATGGTGCCATTGAAGATGTTGTAAATGAAGCAATTGTCAGTGATTTGTATGATTCACCGATTGAAATTGAACTATCAAACCTAAATGCCAGTGATAAATTAAAGAAGGTAATTAGAGAAGAATTTAAATATATTAAAGAAATTCTTGATTTTGATAAAAAATCACATGAAATTTTTAGAAATTGGTATATTGATGGAAGACTTTATTATCTAAAAGTTATTGATACCAAAAAACCGCAAGAAGGAATTAAGGAATTGAGATATATCGATCCAATGAAGATGCGATATATTCGTCAGGAAAAGAAAAAGAATAGAGAAGATTATATTAATGTAAGAGCAGGTGCAGATGATACCAAGATTCTTTCTCCAGAATTAGAAGAGTATTTTGTATATACTCCCACACCAAATTTTCCGACTGGAATAATTTCTGGTGCTGGTGGACAAAAAGGTGCAGTAAAAATTGCCAAAGATTCTATAACATATTGTAGTTCAGGTCTTGTAGACAGAAATAAAGGAACCGTACTTTCATATCTCCACAAAGCAATCAAGGCACTCAATCAACTTAGAATGATTGAGGATTCTCTTGTAATTTACAGATTATCACGTGCTCCAGAACGTAGAATTTTCTATATTGATGTTGGCAATCTTCCAAAAGTAAAGGCAGAGCAGTACCTTAAAGAGGTTATGTCTCGTTACAGAAATAAACTTGTTTATGATGCGAACACTGGAGAAGTTCGTGATGACCGCAAGTTTATGTCTATGATGGAAGATTTCTGGTTACCACGTAGAGAAGGTGGTCGTGGAACTGAAATCACGACTCTTCCTGGTGGTCAGAATCTTGGAGAACTTGCAGATATTGAGTATTTCCAAAAGAAACTTTATAGAGCACTTGGAGTTCCAGAATCAAGAATTGCCTCAGATGGTGGATTTAACTTAGGACGTTCATCAGAAATCTTAAGAGATGAACTTAAATTTGCCAAGTTTGTTGGACGTTTAAGAAAACGTTTTGCAAATATGTTTAATGATATGTTGAGAACGCAATTGATTCTCAAGAACATTGTTACTCCAGAAGATTGGGATACTATTAGTGATCATATTCAATATGATTTCTTGTATGATAACCAATTTGCGGAACTCAAAGAATCAGAGTTGATGAATGATCGTTTAGCAACTCTTGCTACGATTGAACCTTATATTGGTAAGTATTATTCTACCGAATATGTTCGTAAGAAAATACTTCGTCAAACTGACTCAGAAATTATTGAAATTGATGAGCAAATTGAAGATGAAATTAAGAAAGGTATTATTCCAGATCCATCACAAGTTGATCCAATCACCGGAGAACCTTTACCACCAGAAGGTGCTGTTCCTCAAGAAGGTGGTGATCCTGGACTAATGGGGAATGTTCCACAAGAACCAGATATCAATGTTGATGCACAAATAACACAGGTTCCTGAACCTAAAGGTGGCAAGATATAAATAAAGAATAGACATATATTAAAATTTTATGGAAGAACTTATCGACTTGATTGCTACTGATTCGTCAGCATCAGAAATTAGTGACAAAATTAAAGACGTTCTGTTTGCCAAGGCAGCAGAAAGAGTTGATGCTGCTCGTCCTTTAGTTGCTTCATCTATGTTTGGTAATGAACCATCATACGAGGATCAAGAATAATGGCAATTACAAAGATAATCTTAACTGAACAAGCAACAGCAACTACTGCTGGAACAGCTAGTAGTATTACTGGAGCAACTTGCGTTCGTTTATTCAATAATCAATCCGGTATTGTTACTGTTGGTGTAAACACTGTAGTTGGTGCTGCAACAACAAATTATTTTACAATGCCAGCTGCATCTATTGAATTCTTACAAAAATCTGGAACCGATGTTATCTGGACATCATCAGCTATTAAAGCAAATAAAGTAGCATTCACAAACTAAAATGAAACTCATCACAGAAGAAGTATCACAGGTTAAGTTCATCACCGAAGGCAAAGGTGCAGAAAAGAAAATGTATATTGAAGGAGTTTTCCTTCAAGGTGATATCTGCAATCGTAACGGCAGAATGTATCCGATGCAAACTCTTGCTCGTGAAGTAGCAAGATATAATGAGGCATTCGTCAATAAGGGTCGTGCTCTTGGAGAACTTGGTCACCCTGATGGTCCTACCGTTAATCTTGACCGTGTTTCTCATAAAATTGTTTCCCTCGAACAGAAAGGAAGCAATTTTATTGGTAAGGCACAACTCCTAGAAACTCCAATGGGTAAGATTGCAAAATCTCTCATTAGTGAAGGTGTTTGCCTCGGTGTTTCTTCTCGTGGTGTCGGTTCACTTAAGTTGACCAATGAAGGTCATAAAATTGTTGGTGAAGATTTCATGCTTGCAACTGCAGCAGATATCGTTGCTGACCCATCTGCTCCCGATGCTTTTGTTTCGGGAATTATGGAAGGTAAAGAATGGGTTTGGGAAGGAGGAATCCTTCGTGAACAACTTGCAAATAATACACAAAGAAGAATTAACACTTTAGTTGACCAAAAAAGATTAGATGAACATAAAGTTCAACTATTCCAAGATTTCTTAGCAAATCTTTAATTTATAAATAAATATAGATTATAACACAATCAAAACAAATGTCCGTTGGTAGCAATTTACAAGAAATGGAAAACGTAGTAACCAAAGGCGCTG